CATTGCCAAGGCCCTCGGCGAGAGAATATTGCATCACGCCCCAGTTGTTGCTGGTTTCGTTGTATTTCCTGAAAAAGCTTGGGCTCATATAGACAACCCGAGAGCGGCAGTTCACAACATCTTGAATAATCGAATCAGCCTGCGCTGTTGTCTCCGGGCTGCACGCCGATTCAACTAGCATTTTCCCGAGCGACGCAAACCTCGTCGCGCCGTCCATAAGGTGCCCGCCGCTGATGGTGAGCCAACTGGATATCGGTGCCCGAACAGGCATAGCTGCGCTGATGGTTAACGTCCCGCCCTGCCCTGGCCTGATAGTGCTCACTCGTTTCTTGCCCACATCATGCGACCGTCAACTGAAACCCGCAGCCCGTAGCGGCAGCGGCAGGGCTCACGTTTCCGACCCACTCGAAAACATACGTCGAATTAGGCTCGAAGTCCCATTCTAGGCCGGTTAGGGTTACAGGATTCGTATCCGCAGCCGTAGATTCATCGCCAGCGAGCGTGTAGGCTGACTCTGCGTTACCTGCGGCGGCCCATGTCCCATCATCGCGGAGAAACCCGCCTGTCACCACACCAGGGGGTGGCACAAGCCCTTTGAGTACATCCGTGAAGACGTTTCCAAGCGCGGTGAACGCCGCAGCGTCTGCAAGCGTCAGCAGCGCCCGACCGAATGGTGTAGTTGCAAGGGCCGCAATCGCTGTCAGATCGCCGTCTAAGGGCTGATACAGCGCCCCTAGCCCGAGATCCGCCAGCAACTGCGCCAGCGTCCGATTAGTCCACGCTCCTGCCTTGCGCTGGATGATGTCGTCATCGGTCGGGGCCAGCGCCGCAATGGCCGTCAGGTCAGAGTCGAGCCCCTGATAACGGACATCGCCGCGCGCGTTTGTGAGGTACTGCGGATGATCGTCGTCTGCTAGGCCGATCAATCGTCCGTGGTCGATACCGATTGACCCGCCCGCCTGAAACCATAGATCCCGCAGCCATATCTGAAACGCCGCAGTGGCTTTCCCGGTCTTCGGGTCAACGAGCGCGCCGTTAGTAGGCGCGAAGCTTTGGAGCGTCATGCTTTCCGCACCTCGGCATTGACGATGGTAAACGGCGCATTGCTTGCGCAGTCCACTCGCCAGACCCTATCCCTGCCAGCGCCTAGCCTGCGCCAGACAACCCGAGCGAGATAGTTCCCGACCGCGCCTAGCGACTGCTGCAACGGGTCGCCCCATGTCTTTCCACCATCGTCTGACCACGATAACTCGACGACCGGCTCGATGCCCTGCCCAGCTTCGCCGGTAGCGCAGTCGAGCGCGAACTCGGAGAAGAACTGGCGGTCTAGAGTCGGCGTTACGTCGTTCGGGCTGATCCTGCTGCGCTTGATCTCATCGCCCGCGAAGGTATTCGCGCTTTCGCTCAGCGTGTACACGTTGCCATCGCTATCGAATGCATAGTGCACCCCGTTGCAGTAGCAGACATGCGTAACACGCCACGCCTCGAACTCGCCATAGACATCAAGGTCAGCGAACTCGCTCCACGACTGCGTAGCCACTTCATAGACCCACGTAGAGGCCACGCCAGGGGCATTGAGGCAGTAGAACGTATGCCCGCCTAGCTGATACGTGAACGCGACCGCGCCGGATAGATCCGTAGACGATTGCAGCGCACGCTCGACGGCAACGGTAGAGATGCGACTCGGCTGCCGCTCAATGTCGCGGTAGACATACCCGCCGCCGTTGCGATCCCTTCCGACCCAAACCACGCCGTTATCCACGCGAGCGATTGACCCGCCAGCGATGCACCCGATCTCGCTATTCGCAGACGAGTCGCGACTGAATGGGTAGTCAGCATTCCCGGCATTGAACCATCGTTCAGTCGTCGCCTCGCCGAGGTACAGCACCTCACGATTGCTGACCACATGCCCGACAATCTTGTCTGGGCGTGACTCTGCCGATGCGAAGTCGAGTGCATCGATTGTCGATGCGTCATCAATCGATGTAACGTAGCTCTGCTGATTCGTCGCCCGCGTGAGCGTGAAGAACCCATCGAGAAAGCCGACCGAATCTGCCCCGGGCCAGTCCGGGTCGCTGATCTGCGCAAAGACATTGCTCGATAGCGTCAGGACATAGCCATTCGCGCCGTCAACGATGACGAGCTGGAGTAACCCGTACTCCATGCTGACCCGACCCGTCGATGTTGCGAGCGTACCCCGCGAGGTGAGCGCGCCAGACGAGTTGATCTCATACAGCGTTGCGCCGAACACGGCGAACAATCGTCCAGCGGCATTGATCGCGCTGCGCGTGACCCCCACGCCAGTTGTAAGCAGCGTCAACCCCGGCACAGAGCGCAGCACGTACTGCGCCTTGCCAGGAGTTTCCATAGCGGCCAAATACAGGTTTACCGACCGCTGCGCGGACTCTTTTCCCAGCGCGTAGGATGGGCCGACGAACATCGCTAGACCAGCCCGTAGTGGCCCGTGATCGTTGACGAGGTGCCAGCGGCCTTGATCCGTACACCAGACACGCCGAGCACGTTAAGCGCTAGGTAATGCACTGTCGCACCGGACGCGGCCGTATTCAGGTCGCCAGACGCGACGATGACGGGCTGCGTCGGCGTGGTGTACTTCGCCCCCGCTGATACCGTGGTCGCCCACGCGCCGTCCTCATGCGTCTGGTAGTCCACGGTAAACGCGGTCAGATTCGCCGTGCCGACAACGAACGTCAGCCAGAGCGTTTGATGTCCCCGGACGCCGAGAATCAAAACGTCCTCGGACGAGTCAACATCGGCATTAGAAAATGCGCCCGAGACGAATTGCGTGGTATCAGCCATCAATAGCCCCTTTCGATTTCTCCAGTGTCGCCACTCATGGCGAGCTCTTGAACCATCAACAGCGGTTCGTAGTTCGTCCGCTTCAATGCCCGAACTGCGCCCGCCGCCCTGCGCCGAACATCGGCAGGCACTGGCCGACCGAACTGCCCCGCAATGTCATCCGCCAGCGTAGCAACGATGGCCGATTCATACCCTGCAGGCAGCGTCAGCGTCGCAGACAGTGCGAGTGACTGCATGACCGCAAGGCAGTCCACCTTGAGCGTCCCGGCGGATGGTTTTGGATAGACGTATAGAACGCCGTTCGTCAACTCCGGCGCGTACCATACGCATTCCGGGTAGGTCCCCGTATCGGCCTTGTTAGGGATCGCGTCCCATTGCTCGCGCGTCAGGATGTCCACGGGCGATTCAAGGCCGCCAGCATCGACGTAGGTCACCGACAACACCTTCATAGGCCGCACCGTAACCGGCGATCCACCTGGGCCGAGCGTGTACGAAGCCGCCCCGGTCATGGTGACGCTGATCTGCGTCAGCACCGGCTGCAATAGCCGCATGTTTGACCAGCGCTCGAACAGCCTGTTGAGGTAGCGCAGGCACAGGTCAGCATCGTTTGACGTGGGCGTTTGCCCTGCGCCGACGAGCCCTAGCTCGCCCATCGCGTCTGTGATGAGCGTCAGGGCAGTGGTCACTTGGCGCGCCTCGTGTACTTGCGCTTGGCGCGCGCAGTGTCAGGCTCTGGAACAGGCGACGAGGCAACCTCGGGCATCGGCCCCGGAGTATTCAGATTCACCTCGCGCCATCCGCGCCCGGCCATGTACTCAAGATCGCTCTTGGAGTACACCGGCCGGCGCTCGCCGTTCTTCTCAAGCACTCGAAACATGCGCGCTGCCCCCAGGTTGACGCCGTAGATAACCGGCGTAGTGGCCGACATACCTGCAATCGTCGCTGTGATGATCGATCTCAAGTTCCGGGAGCAACCATATCTCGCCGCCCAGGTCGCGCCATCGACGGCAAAATGCGTAGTCCTCGCCATACCAGACCCCTCCATGCGCGCCATGATTGAACAGATCAACATGCGGAGAGAACTTGTCACCGTAGCACAGCTCGGGATAGGCACCGATGAACGCATTCACCGCGTCTTTCGTGATCTTGAGGAACCCGGCCGGCACGCAGAACGCCTTGATCGCGCCATCCTCGCGCACCTGCGGCAGCCCGTCGATACCCGGCAGCGGTAGGCCCATGTAGTGATCCCCCTGCTTCTTGAATCGGTACGTCCCGGCGACGACATCGCCCTCGGCGTTGATGAGTGTCAGCAGGTTCTGCGGTTTCCACGAAACATCGTGATCGATGAAGACGATCACATCGGCTTTTGCATCCAACG